CACCAAACTTCTTCTCCAGAAGAGCAGACTTTAATTCTGCGATAAGTTTTTCTAAGTCCATATGGTTTATAGTTTTTACATTTTTTATATCTAAAATGGAATTTGATTTTTTATTCGATAAGAAAGCCTTGACCTCTTCAAGATACTTTCCGTGAGCCATAACTTCATTTTCCTCTTCTTTTTCGTCCTCAACCTCATTTTCTTTTTCATCTTCAATGGAAATCATTGGAGATTGATCAAATGCAACAACGCCATTAACTTGCGCCGCTGGATTGGTTGTAAATCCACCGCCAAGTGGATAAATTTCGCCAACGATTAATCGATGAATAGGCGTGCCGTCTTTAAGTTTTCCAGAGCCACCTTTAGATTTTAAAAATGGAAGATATGTGTTGATCATTTCTGGATCAGTGATAATATCTGCCTCTTTTAAATAAGAACTGCCAACAGCTAAGAAGTAGTTGCTGAAGCCAATTTCCCAACTTGCTGAAATAGAATTATGAAAAGAATCCTTCGGATCTGAGTTCCGCAGCATAAGTTCTGCGAATTTTTTATCGACTGTCTTGTACACAACTCCAGCAACAGAAAGATAAAAAGGATCAAGAGTTTGAGCAGCTTCTGTTTCAGTCATGAACTCATTTGTGTTCATTTTGTTAAACGAAACATTAGTGATATGACCAACAACGCGCTCTTTATTATGCTCGATATTTAGATACTTATTTAAAAAGCGCTTGGCGATTTTTGAAGCTGTTGCCCCAGAAATGCCATCCCCATTTGAATTGATCATGTTGGGAACAGCCAAATTGAATGAAACGCCAAGCAAATCAGGATTCTCTTCAAAGTTTATTTTAGGAGAAAGCTTCTTCAGCTCATCTAATGATGCTTTGGAAACTTGAAACTTTTCGTGCCCAAATGGGTAACAAGCAAAAGAGGTCAAGTTTAGAACTGTCTTGTACTTGAAGGCCATAGGTTACTTTACAGCAGAATGATAGAAAATAGCCGCAGAATATTCTTCTAAAGCATATTCTTCCGCAGTATCAAGGATCTCCTGCATTGGGGAAAGCTTCTCGATATTCTCAATATCGTTCAAGCATCTCTGAAGATTAGTGACCCATTCGCCTCTCTTGCTCGATGCTACAATTTTTTTGCACAGTTGAGCTACGCTATCATTTTGCTGATCATTTAATTTTTCGACCTTGAATTTATCAGCAGCAAAGCTAGCCGCTGACTTCATGAATGCGTCGATTTCGTAAACAGTAGACTGAATGTCTTTTCTTGAAGCTTGCGCTACGGCTGGTCTTCCAGCAGTTGAATTCGTAGGAGCAGCAGTTGGAGCGCCTGCGAAATTTTGAATTACAGGAACGCCACCAACAATTGGATTGTAATAACCATTCTTGCGATTCTCGAAAAGAATCTCTTGAGCAGGAGCCAGTTCTTCTGCCTTGGGTAGATTACCAGTTCTGATAGATTCTATTCCTTGCTCTGGAGAAAGAACTCCAATTTCAATCATTCTGCTAATTGTACGCATGTATTCGGTCTCATTCTTGAGATCGATCTCTGTAAATTTAGCGATTGGGTAAGAACGGAACCCAAGGTCTTTTGATATTCTAACGATCTCTGGCTGAAGAATGTCGTTAAGAAACGCGCTGCGAGATTCCTTTAGTCTTTCCATAAAGAAACTAATTTTTGCATTAGCTCCGTTATATTTTTCTTCTCCAAGCATAACGTTCATCAAGCCTTCTTTGATATCTCTATCTAGGACTTTATATTTTTCTTCGCCAACGACTTTCTTAAGATCAGGAATGACGAATTCTGCTTTGGTTGTATAGTCGGAAACTAATACGCGACCAACGCTCTCGTTCATGAAAAGGCTTTGCATCGCAGTCATATTGGCTGGATTGATGCCGCCTTTGTCTGGGTCTGAGCCCATTGTGATTAGCAAAATAACATTCTCAACAGTACGGGCAATAGCTTGATCAATTCTCTTCAGTTCAATTTTAGCGTTAACGTCTTCTAGAACAGGGTAGCAAAACGGGATAGCGAAAGGCTCGTAATCCTGCTTTTTATAAAAAGAATAGGTTAAAAACTTTGGATCTAATTTGATCTTTAGACCATCTCTAAAATATTGTTTGGTTTTGATTTTCTCTCTTGTGTCTGGATCAAGGCCATTCAAAAGCTCTAAGTCTGCGTCGTCTTTTGGATTTTTCAGTCTTTCAAGTTCATACTCTGACAGAATCTTTTCGTAAACTGCATCCGCAAAAGAACTGGAGATTGTAGTTACTACTTCGTAAGGATTAAGCAGAATATAACGAAGTGGAACTTTGTTATTCTTGATCCCGTTCTCGCTAAATCCAGATAAGAGTCTAAAATCTTCAGCATTAAATTTACCGTCGATTCTGTAATAAAAAATGTTACCGCTTCTGTAGTATTCGCGGAAGTATTGGTCTTTAAGCTTCCAAAGCTTAATCTTTTCAAACCACTTGTAGAAAAACTCTCTGCTTCTTTCTGTTCCGCCCTCCAGATAAATGTCAGTATTGGCGAACTCTGTCTGAATATCGATTGTATTGCGAACAATTGCTACATTAGCATAAGCCTTTTGGCAAAGCATGATAGCGTCTCTGACATCGATTCCGTCCTTAGAATAATCAAAAGGCAAAAGTCCTTGGCTAAGAACAGTGTAGCGACCCGCTAAAACATCAGTGCCGTTTCTTGGGATTCTTGTGCTGGTGCCGCCACCAGAACTAGCTCTTGCAGCTTGAGAAAGCTCTTTATAAAACGGTTCGCCAATAAGCTTTGGCTCTACGGCGGCATTGGAAAACTGAATTGGGGCTGAATCCTTCTTTCTGTTCCAATAATCGGATTTTTTATTATATTGGCGCGGCATCTTTTATATTAAAGATTACACCAAAAGTATCAAAAGTAACTTAAAAGTACTTTTTTACCGAGCGAAAAATGGAGTGAAAGTACTTTGTATTGATTCGACCTTAGCCTCCATCATGTCGAAGTATATTTTTGTCATCCAATTACCCAATACCAAACAAGAGTAAGAGTCTTTTCTTGTTTTCTCTGCGCCACTCTGCTTTTTAAGCTCAACTGGCAGATCGAAACTTTGATGCCCGTTAGTGGTGGTTGTCGGCATAATCAAAGAGCATTGAGCTTTTACAAGTTCAATAAGATCAGCTTGGTGGTCTACAAAGTCTACCATTTTAGCCTCAACTCCCTGCCCATCCTCTTGATCTCTGAAAAACTTTAAATTTTTAATTGGTATAGACTTAGATTTCTGAGCAGTGAAATCATTATCAATGGCTTCTGCTGCGAATAATAATTTTCTGTGGTCAAAATTAGATTGCAGTAATTCGTTCGCATATCTTATCCAGCCGCTTGTGGGAACTCGCAAGTAGCAGATTTTATTTGTGCTCCTATTATAAGAGTTTCTAGCTTTCCGCATCTCATCTTGATAAGTTTCTGGCGAATCAAAATCGCCTTCAAAGATTTTTACGTTAAGTTTTGCTTCTTTAAATAAATCACTTTCATTAGCAGCGTTTATAAATTGCAATCCACCGTTGTAGTCGCCACACATCGCAACAACATTGAAGTTGGTTAAAAGATAATGCAGATACTCTATGTGCTTTCTTAAGTTAGTTCCCGAAACTGCATAGTTGTGAACCAAGATTCCTTTTCTGCCGCCTTTATCTAATTTAATCAAATTCATTGCGAAGTCGTCGGATGAATCCGTTTCTGCCCAAGATGGGTCAAAGCTTAAAATATACTCGGCGTTCTTTTCTCCAGCTAGTTCAATGCACTGCCCTTCTCCAGCTTTGATTGTGCATTCATGCATCTTGCTGAGTTTGAAATAACCAGAGGAATCATCTACAAACTGAGATCCGAACTCGCGCTTAAATTGCGACTCTGACATTGTTGACTTCGCTTGCGTCAACAAGCTTTCATCGTACAAGCCATGGGGCGCAATATCATACGAAAAGTGCAGGATCGCTCTTGTTGCCCCGCCCTTACCATCTTTTTCTGGAGTCTCTATCAAATTTTCGTACTGCTTATAAAGCTTGTACATATACTCAAACTGATAAGATGCAGAGGACAGAACAATAATTTTATTATTGGGCCATTTGAATCTATCTTCCTCAGTCATCTCACCTCTTTTGATTAGCTCAGTTTCCAAATCGTAAACTTGCTTTCTTTCTGTTGGGTTCTGCACAACAGACAAGAACGGAATGATAACTTCATTAAAGATTCTTTCTGGCATCAGCAAGAACTCGTCGATCATCATTCTGTGAAAACGAAAGCCACGGAGCTTTTCGCCATCGCCAAGGGGCAAACACGTAATTTTGCTTCTGCCTATTTCCATCGTCCATTCATCTGAGCTTTTTGTGACTTTGGTAATGCATTGTTTCAAAAATACCGCCTGCGGCTTTTCCGCAATTTCTTCGATTTTTTTGAAAATCATTTTTGCCTGACGGAACGTTTTACTTACAATACCAACGTGAACGCCTTGGTTTAGTATTGCGTCAAGCGACGCAAAAACGGCGCAAGTAAAGCTCTTGGATAGTCCACGGCTCCAGACCATCATAGAATAGTCTGTTTCAAACATTGTCTTGATAGCCAAATGCTGAAACGGGAAAAGCTTAACTCCACAAATCATTTCTGACGAGAACGAAATGTTGGCGCGAAGAAACTTATAGAGAAGAATTTTAGCTTCTCTCTCTTCTAAAAATCCTTTTTTCGACAGGATTTCTTCGTTTACGTTACGAAACTGTGCTTTTCTTTTTTGGTTTCCTTCTGTCCAAGCCATGATGAATCCTTGTCTAAAAAGTATTGAATGTCCACATCCCAAAGAGCGCTGCCCATCGCAACTAATTTAGGAATTAAAATTTCACTATTTGCCCTGTTGCCAGAAAATATAAATTGGCAATAGCCCGCAAACTCATGTTGTAACAATCTCATATTATGATAAATAAATTTAAGATTTGCCTTATGAGGAGTAAAGTCATTGTTGTTTTTTATCCGCTCAAGGGAAGACTCAACAACAACGTACAAGTAAGACTCCATTTCTTTGCACCTTTGTATTTCGCGTCTAAATCTTTCCAAGTTTTCTCCAACAAGAGTCCCTTTAAAATCAGACTCAGACTTTCGGTCCACAAAAGTTTTTGTGTAGTGCGCTCCGCTCGCCGTGTAATCTCCAAAGTCTAACTTAACATTTCTTTGATTTTTGAATGTTAGGGGCTGCTGCTCTCTTGTATCTACAAAAATGTTAACCTCAGAAAAATCTTCGTAGAATTTTTTAGGCAAGCTTCTCCTGAACATTGGGCTTACTCCAATCTCGTCGCAGACTTTAGAATATGAACCAAAGTGTTTCTTGTACATATCAATTGAAGGCATATCACTAGTCTCAAGCTCCAAATAAAATGGAGCGTAATTTAGCTCTTTATTCTTGACTCTGTTCGCAAGCATTTTTTTAATATACTCCTTAACAACTTCTGGCGATTCTATTTCGCACCACCTTAAAAGCTGCTCTCTATTATCAAAGTCCTTATCGAAATAAGACTCCTTGTCTTTAAATGCTAAAAGAGTACCAGTTAAAAGATTTTTCTTAGGGTGATGCTTTCTGTAATAGTCTCCAAGCGAGAACTTGTGCTTCTTGATATGGGTGTGCAAAGCCCTTTCACTTTGGAAGATATTATTACATTCTAGGCACTTAGACTGCATCATTTAATGATATTCCCATGATGCGAGCTTTCCATTCCACCATAGATTCCATCTTTTGCGCCTCATCCATAACCAGCGACTTTTGCATTTCCGCAATTTTAATCATATTAGCCCGCTCTTCCTCGTCTTGAAACAACTGAACAATAGAAAGAATCGACGCATTTTCTCTTTGTCTTGAGGAGATTCTTTCGCGCCTATCACCTTGCAGCTTCTTGATCAAGCTTTCTACGCGACCTTCGCACTGGTGATACTCGCTGCTCTTAGCCTTGATGATTTCAGCTAAACGGATGCTCATCTCGTTCTGCTCTTGAGTTTCCTCAAACATCTTGTTTAGCTTGTCCAAGTGTCTGGACGTAGTTTCAAGATTAATGATTTCTTTGCAAACGTTCATGTACAAGTTAACCTCATCAGCGGTCAAGTCTGGCTTGTCCCAAGTCATTCTAATAAACTCTTGCTCAAAAATATTGCGATCTTCGTGAGAAGTGTAGCAGTTTATAATCTTCTGAAATCTAGAATTTGCCAAATTGATGGACAGTTTGTCCATGCAGACTTTATGGTGCCTTGTTAGGCGTTCTTTATCTAGCTTTTCGCCAGTCGCATCATTAATCTTATTAATAATACGCTCTGCCGAACGAGGTACTTGATATCTTACAAAAGCCGCATTGTCTGACTCAGCGTTATTTTCGCAGCCAGAAATTCTAATATAGTTGCTGACAGTTCTGTGCTCTGAACCCATTGCGGCAATTGACTTACCAGGGTAAAGAAGCTCTGCGATTCTTAATGAAGATATGCCGTCCTTGGCCTGATCTTCGATGAACTCCTGTTGCTGCTTGGTAAGAGGCAAGTCTCCAACTTTTTCGTATTTAGATGTCTTATATTCAATTTTATTCGATCCCAAAAAAGATCTAATGGCAACGCCTTGTTTGGTTCTGCCATCCAACGTTTCATCATTGAAGAATTTGCGCGTAATAGTATTTAAATCAGGAAACTGCTGGGCAAGCTCCCTAATCTTCTTGCCTTCTTCCTCAGTGAATGTTATTTGATTTTTATTGGTAGCCACCTAAAATATCCTCACTTTGTAATATCTTAATTGCCACTGAGCGAAATAGCTTTTTAAGATTTTTGATTTGTTTGTATCCTGCCTTTTTACCCTTTTCGTTTGTTTTGTAGCCCATCTCTGCCGCAACTTTCTCTTCGTCAGCGCCATCGATATATAATCTAGAATATACTTTATATTGCTTTGGCGCTAAACGATGCTTCATTTCTTCGTGAAGCTTCTGTGCGCTACCTAAAACATCAAAATTCAAATCACGCATTCCCTGAACTGTCTCAGAGTGATTTTCTGTGGAGACGGCAAGCTTTACATCATAAGCGCTCTTCTTTGTCTTTTCCCACTTTGAATACATTGGGCATTCAGAGCATTGAAGGCCACTAGGAGTTATTGAGCAAGCTGGCGGCTCATTACCTTGGTTGTATTTGCATGCCAAACAAGGACGCACATAATTGGAATAATTATTCCGCAATAAATTTTTGATTTGATTGACCGTTATTCTTGAGATCCAAGGCTCAAGCGGGCGGTCCTGCTTCCACATCTTCCATTTCTTGGAAATATGAAAACGAATAATCTGAGCAACATCATCGTAATCCATCCAAGCAATCGCTTTTAATTGCCAGATGTATCTATGCTTTTCGATTATTCTATCTATTACGTCCTGCTTGTCCTCGTATCTAATCTTGCGCCTCAGCTTTGGTTTTTCCATATTTAGTGGGTGACAAGCTTTCTATCCCACTTACTCTTTTAGACGCAAATTTCTTTGCCGAAGCGTTCTGAGG